TCTGGAACCCAAAAACTTGGGGTGCAAACCATCTCCGTACAATTTGGGTTCGGAGCTTTTTCGCTTGAGACTTCTTGCTGATTAACAGGTTTGAAGTCTAGGCTCATCTTCTTTTTCAACTCTTCTGCACTATCTTCTTTTTGACTTGATGGGTCTACTGCGTCTAACCATTCAGTAGCACTACCTAAAGATTCATATCTGTACAAAGTTGTTTCGTAAGCCGCTTGTAACGCCATAGCAACAGAAAAGAAAGCATCACCGTGACCCATAGGGGTTTCAGGAGCTTTTAGTTCATTGCTTACAGAAACAATTTGTTCTTTCTGTCTAGAGTCTTGAATTAACGTTAGATTACTTTTACTAACATATTCTTCAAAGATTTGAGCCATGGTTCGCTTGCTCTTCAGAGTGAAGTGCATTGCGTGCCAAACAGGGTCTAATCCCCTGTCTTCAAGTTCACCTCTAGTATTATCTATGTAACCTTTCTCTAAGTCAAAGTTTTTAGCTATGTCATTCAAATATTCTATTTGGTCTGAATAACTCCAACCGTCTAACCATGACTGATGCACTTGTTCTAACTTCTCTCCTACTCTTCTGAAGATAACTAGATGTGATGGATGTCTTTTTTTACCCACATCAAACCCTGCAAAAAGCTGTTCGTGTTCATCTTTCTTTTTGTAGATGTTTGATGCAGGATGATTCCTAAGAGTCTCATCCTCACAATTAGTTATTTCTTCTTCATTAAAATAGGCTTCAGTTGCAAAATGTGGCTGGAGTAAAAACTCTGAAGCGAATGATTTAGGTCTTGCTTCTTGTTGTTGTAATAACCATTCTTCTGTGTATAATTCAGGCATTAGAACTCTTCTGTTAGGCACAGGGTCTAACGCTGGCAACACTCTTGATTTAAATCTATCATCTTTCTGTAATTTAGTAAGCAAATCACCAGGCATCATAGGTGTTCCCAAGACGACTACAGGGACACCTTTCAACGGAATGAATAAACTTTCCGTCATGAAGTGGTCTTCTACTTTCGTTATTTGACTTGTGTTTAGTGGATTTTCAGGGTCTCTTAATACGTCATCAGCAATCAACGCTCCGTTAACGTGCATACCTCTTTTGAAAGAAAACAATCCACCATGCATAATTTCCATAGGTCTTTTATTAATATAATATCTAAATGAATAATCTGCCTTTGGAGAACGATTATCCATCATAGAGGTTAGAATAGGATTTCTTGAAACTGTTTTATTTATTTCAGATAAATGATATCTTGCCATACCATCACTATAAGATAGATACAAAACAGAACAATCTCTTGGAGCTTTTAAAAGTCGCCACACACTGAATGCATGACCCATAATCGTGGATTTAAAATGGAAACGTGGTAAGACTGCTACATAGTTTTGCCCCGTTTCTAAACACTCTTCAATATCTTCAGCTAGCACACCCACATGCCATGCACCAAAATATTCTGGATTGTCAAAACTCTGTGACCATATATCTCTAAGAAACTCATAGAAGCTACCTACATGATACTTCTTCTGTTCAATTAGTCCTGATGCTAATCTAGATATTGCATCTTTATATGTTGTTATTTCATTCTGTTTATTTGTCATCAGATGTACTATCACTTACCAATGTTTGTAATCTAAGAGCTATCTTATTTATTACTTCTTGTTCAGATATCTCTTCTACTAAAATATTTAAAACTTCTTGTACAAAGGATAAATTAATCATCCCCTGCATTACTCTACGCTCACCTTCTATCCCCATTTCTAGGGCTTTAGCTGCTTCACCTGCTCGTATAAATTCTAAACCTTTTAGTTCATTGACTGCCTTCTTCCGAAGAATGTTATAGTCATCTAAATGTTCTACTTGCATTCTGCGAAGTTTTTGTGCTTCGCTTTCTATTATCTCTTCTTTTGCTTTTGTTTCTGCCTCCACCACCATATCTTTCCAGTTAAATCGTTTTGCCCACTCGTATATGGCAGGTGTTGATATCTTCATATCATATGCTTCTGATAATCTTTCAGATATTTCTCTTCCAGACTTTCCGTCTAGATATAATTCACGAGCATGGTTCCTAATTTCATTAGGTATTTTTTTAGGCATATTATCTTCCTACATCAAATGCCACATTACTGAAACCTTGGTCAGCACTTTGTGACTCAATACTACCACCAAAAGGTGTTCCGTTTGATTGTAGGAATTTACTCATGTCCATTCTTCCTGTTTGATTACTTGTACCATTAAAACAGTGAGGGACTTTTTCTTTCACGCCATTAGAAATAACAGTTTTAAATCTTATGGCTATTTCAGGTTTTCGTGTCCCACATACACCAATCCAACCTTCATCTTTAGGACCTAGTGGTTTATACTGTGGATTATCAAGTATTGTTCCTATTGTTCTACTAGCTCCTTTTGGTGTTTCGTTATATATACATTTATAAAAATCACACCAAACTACTTTGGCGTACTTCTTCTTGAACTCTTCAGCAGTCATTTTTTTCTTCTTACCTTTTTCGGTAGGTAGACTGTCTACTGTTCCCTTAGCAATTCTTTTAGCTTTTTCATTGTAATAAAAAGTCGGTTTATCGTTTGCCTTTTTATATCCTTTAGGTACTCCCATTTTCTATACTCTCCTTTTGTGCATGCAACGCAATACAGGCTGCATCAGCATAATCTTGTTCGGTAAAAACATTCCCCCATTTATCAACAGCATATTCCATAATGTCTTGTTTAGAGGAGTTCCCTTTACCTATTATATCTTTTTTCCAAGTCTTGTTATCTACTAAATAACAAGGAATACTCTGCTTATGGCAAGCTAACTGTATCGCAGTGACAACCGAAGCAATCTGAATAGTTGCTTTCGCATTTTGAATATAAATTGCCTTTTCTATAGCAGATTTCCTTATCTTTATTTTACTTATTTCACTTTGAAATTTATCAAAGATTTCAGTAATTCTTTCACTAAAATCTGTTTTTTTTACATTAATTTTAAATGTACTAACAAGTCTACAACCGTCATCAATTAATACAGCGTGTACCCCTTTTGATGAACAGTCAACTCCCATATACATTATTTCGTAATCCTTAAAGATATAATTCTGCTAATCGTATTAAAAGCTGTTGTATATGAAGCTAATAAACCTTCCAGTCTTAACACTTCTGCTTGAGCTTCTCTTAGTTGATGTGCGTGGTCTTTAAGACCAGGATTTGCATCTATGACAGCACCTTTAACTTGTTCTTTTACCATACGTTTTGCATCAGTATTTTGTTTTACAAATTTATACATGGTGACGGACATGGCTTCATCAAACTGGTCTGCTAATAATTTTGCTTGAGCTTGCACATCTGATAATGCATACTCTAGATATGACTTATAGTTACCATACATAGTTAGATATTCTTGTAATCCTTCATTAGTTTGTCGCCATGCTTCAGCAAATTCTAAATGTGGTTTTTCTTCTAAATCCCATTTTAATGAAGGGACATTCATTTTCTTTTCTATCCTTGGTTTTTTTGGTTCTTCGTCTAACCAACTCTGTTGTGTCATATTGCGTGTCTCCCAAATACTTCACGTGCAACTATCTCTGCACACTGTGCCACTTTATTTAAATCTAAATCACCATCTGTTCTAACTCTTGTCTCCATATCAATCCAAAAAGGTTTTGTAGGAGATAGAGTTTGTTTTAATGTATCTACTACATTATCAATATTGTTAGGACCTATACCACCTGCAAATCCACAAGTAACATCTTTGTAAGGCATAGGAAACGTATTTGGTAAAACGCCTGCACCTGATGAGGTGTCAAATAGATATTGGATATTGGAAAAACTACCATTATCTAAGTAATTGTAAATCCATCCATCATTCACCCCATCAAATTGAAATATAACTTTTTTATTTGATACAGACTCTAAAAACTTTTCTACTGTAAATAATGTCATTTCTGTATCAGTTACACTTTTCATAACAATTTGATAATAGTTTAAGCCATGAAAGTTTAGTTGTATTCTTTTAAACGGGTCTAAATTTATTTTAGATTTATTTTCTAAAGCATCATCTAAATCACCCCCACATAAATGTGCAGATAAATTCATAGGAATTTTTCCTTTTTCCTCTAGTAAGTGAGCTAACCATTCTGATGTAGGAAATCTTGACCCACCTGATAATGGAAATAATATACCCCACTCTAAAAATGGATATTCTTTTGATAATTCAATCATGCCCCTAACATTAGTAATGTCATCGGCACCTGTTACTGTCATGTGTTCTAGTTTCATTATTTCACCTTTCTGCAATCACAATATAATTCGCCACCACATTCTGTCGGAGCAGCTCTCAATGACATTATAGTATAACATCTATCTAATATTTTTGCGAATGCCTCATCATCTTTCTCTACTCTAAAACATTTAAGTTCTTGATTATCTTTGTTTTCATATAATACATAACCTGTGTTAATACCTAGTTTATTAAGATGTAAATAAACTTGTGCTTGAGTGCCGTGTGTTTCTTGAGGACCGTCTAGTTCTTCAAATAAAGAACCTTTTATAGATTTAAGTTCTAATAAAACTGTGTTTAATTTTGGGTGTCTTAAGATAAAATCAATACGTCCTGATATCACAGGGTTTTCAAATTTACATGGGACTTCTTGTTTGATTAAAATATTCATTCGTTCAAAATATTTTTTCATCCTGTATTCTAAATAACTACCATTATCAAAAATTCTTTGGATGCGTGCACTTAATGGTAGTTCTGGAAGTAATCCATTGTATGCCAAATACAAATATCTATCACAAGGATTTCCTATGACTGAAGCATGAAACTTACCTTTCATACCATTACGTTTTTTAGATGCAAGCATATCGTCTAATTTATTAATCAGCCATTTATCTTGTCGTTGTTTTTTTACTTTTTTTCGTTTTCCAACGGCCCCAATTTGTCTAATGCCTGCCATAATTCCTCACATATTCGTTGGTGTGTTTTTTCTTTAATATGTATTATATGTTTCACACCTGACTCATATAATTCATTATCTCTTTTACGGTCACGTTTTCTTAAATGCCCGTACACTCCATCAGCTTCAACGACTGTTTTTATTTCATCTATATAAAAATCTACAGTATATTTACCGAACTCCACCTGATTATCATATCTAAGACCTGTTACATCTAAACATTGCTCAACTAATTTTTCTTGTTGCGTGTAATCTCTAGGTAACGTCATTTTTCAATATCTCTAACAGTTCAGGTTTAGATACTATAAGTTCTTTTAAACCGTTCATACCTTGTGCCTTATCTTCACCAAAGGTATACCAAGCTCCTGCCTTTTTAATTATGCCTTGTGTGATACCGTCTCTCATGTAACTTTCAATTACGTCAATACCACCATCAACTCTAAATGGCACGATAGCAGAAGACCAATTACTACCACCTACTTTAGTTTTTCGTAATCGCACTTCCATATCAAAACCAACTTTTTGGTCTTTATCTGTTAGCCACCCACTTCTTTTTACTTCCAGTAGAAAGTGTGAAAAGAAACCTTGGGCTAAACCACCAGGCATATTAGCTAAAGCAACAGGACCAATACTAGACCTTACTTGGTTGATTGCTACAAATGCACTTCCTTGTCTTAAAGAGTTCATCACTTTAGGTAATGCAGAGTTTACAAATCGTGCTTGCCACGCCATTGGATTAAAACTAAAGTCTTCATCAAGATTTTGAGCAGGTACTAATCCTGCAATACTATCTAATACTATGACATCAACGCCTGCGTTCATCATTTCTACAATAGTTTCAAAAGCTTGTTCTCCACTCTCAGGTTGAGACAATAACATTTCACTTGTATCTAATCCACACTTACTCATCCAATTAGCATCCCAAGATAGTTCTGTATCTATCCAAGCAGCTATACCACCTTCACGTTGTACATTGGCACATATTTGTGATGCAAGATAAGACTTACCTACATTGGTAGGACCATATATCAAAGTCATTCTTTTTTTAGGTATGCCCCCACCTGTTAGCTTATCTAAATTAGGTATACCAAATTCAATACGATTATATTCAAAATCTTTATCATCACCTTTTACAATGTTTAATTTCTTGTTTCCTAATAACTGGTCAATTAATTTTTTTCTATCCTTTTCCAATAGTTCTCCTTCTCTGCATTGCTTCTGCCCACGCCATGCAAACAGCCGCACATTGTATTATTTCTTCGTAAACGTGTCCTTCATCTTCATCATACATTGCTCTCGCAACTTCACCTACTTCTTCTATTAATATAACCAACCATCTTTCATCAGCGTGTCCTGATTGGTCACCCCATAATTCGTCCTGTCTAAGTCTTTCATATAATACATCTTCTAAAGCTTGTGCTCTATTAAGTTCAGATAAAAAACTTTTTGTTAGGTCGTCTGGATTATTCATTTGGTATCACTCGATTCATTCATGATACCTTCTATCTCAGTATCTACTTTATTAAGTAAAGTCTTATAAACTTTATCTATTGCAATACCAGCATCTTCTAATTGGTCTTCAATAGGAAGTTC